GATAGGCATGAGATATGTTCATCTGCGCCCTAACAGCAATACTAGCTAGTCAAAGCCCTGCTATAGGTCTTCACCAGACCTGTGAATACAGGTGCCCTAGAGAAGTTTCACAATTTTATTACCAGTACCCAGCTAAGGTCAGGGTTCCTTGGAAACACTTCTGCCCACCGTACATTGTTGTTGGTCGGGGAAGAGAGACATGATTGATCCATTTACGGCGTTTGCGGCTGTCAAATCTGCGGTTGCAGCGGGCAAGGAACTCGTCAACGTCACCAAGCAGATTGGTGAGTTCTTCGACGGGGTAGACGAACTACGCGCTGCCCATGAGAAAAAGAAAAACAGTTTGTTTTCAGGTTCTGATGAAAATGCAATGGAGACGTTTGTGAACTTACAAAAGGCCAAAGACGCTGAGGAAGAGCTTCGTCAGATCGTCATTGCAACCAGAGGTTTTAGCGCATGGGGTGAATTGCAAGCTATACGGGTGCAAGCAAGAAAGGACCGCAAGGCCAAGATTGAGGCAGAGAAGAAACGCAAAGCAAAGCTAATTGAGAGGATTGTTATTTATGGCGGGGCTACAATTATTGTTTCTATAATGATGGGTATCACTGTTGTAATAATCCTAGCGAAACAAGGAAGGCTGTAGTGGCTGATGGGTTAAGCGGGATAGGTAACGCACCGTTTAATGTAGGGTCTGATATCCATCAGCAAACTCAAAGTCGTGAACGTATAGAAGCTCACCTTGCTGAGCAGAGGGTAACAAAGGAACATAGGGCCAACCACACGCATCTGGAGGCGCTCAGAGAGCAGAGATTAGATCTTGGCAAGGCTTATGATAGGTTTGGAGCAAAAACTACAGCGGATAGGCCGCAGGGAACTAAGTTAAACATAGAAGTTTAGTAATATTCCACAGGTCTACGGTATGTAGGCTCATCATCCCACTCGTCTGTGGGTAATCTGATGAACCCACCCTGCCTAAATCGCAACAACGCCATAACCGTAGAGTCAACAAGGTCATCGTTAGACATAAACGGGAACCCTGCCACCTCTTCTATGACCTCCTCGGCCCAACGCTTGGCTGGTGCCCACACAAATCCGCTGGCTATGATGTCTGATACACTATTAAGGCGAGCCATCTTATCCCCAGTACCCCTATGAGGTGTATATTCTTGTACTGGGAGGCCCATACGGCGTAATTCTTGGTACAAAGCTACACCAGAGGACTTTTTCTCCACAATAAACGAGTCTGGCTCCCAACCTTTGTACTCTTCAAGCGCCAGACCCTTCAATTCTGGAAATTCTAAGCGTTCTTTGATGCTATTTAGCAAAATTATGTGGTGTGCGTTCTCTTCTTCATTAAAAAACACACCCCAAGTCGTCAGCGCGGTGTAATCGGCGCGATTATTTTTCTCTGCGGCAGCGTCAAGCGACATAATTATATATTCACAGTGGGGTGGGTCGTCTTTTGTCCATATTTGCCACCATTCCCGCTTAACAATTGACGCTTCTTCAGCCGTGGGCTGCTGTTGATACTGCGAGTTCCATTGGAATGTAGGCATCGACGCCTTTGTGCGCAGCAATGCGGTCAAATCAAAGAACTCAGGCCACAGCGGCTTCTGTATCGGCTTACCGTCAGAGTCCTCGCTGTCCAAAATGGCGGGAAACTCTACGATTTCGTACTGATCTGACTCTGGATTCTTGACCATATCGGTCGTCACGCGCCCCGTAAGGTCGTCCATGTGCCAACGAGTCTGGATTATGGCAACCCTACCGCCCGGCATAAGGCGAGTACGGGCACCGAAGGTGAACCATTCATATGCTTTCTCAAACACAGAGAAGTTTCCGTTAATAACATCCTGCTCAGAATGAGGGTCATCAACAAGCAGAAGATCAGCACCACGTCCCGCAAGTGCAGACCCAATACCACACGCATAATATTCTCCTCCAAAGTTTGTATTCCACCGCCCCGCAGACTTACTGTCCACCGCCAGCGATACCTGCGGAAATATTTCTTTGTAGTCGTCTACCGATATCAGGTTCCTCACCTTACGCCCGAAGTCCACAGCGAGATCGGTAGTGTGGGACACCATCATAACCTTCTTGCCGGGATTACGCCCCAAGAACCACGCAGGGAAAAAGATACTCACAAGCTGCGATTTACCATGTCGCGGCGGGATGTTTACACATATACGGTCTTTATCACCCTGCTCAATGTCCATCAGCATGTCTGCGAGGATGCGGTGGTGCTTTCCGACCTTATAATCTGGCTGCATCCGTTTACAAAACTCTATCAGATCATCTTTGGCATTGTCGTTACGCTGCCTGTTCGCCAGCTCATCGACCATCTTGTCGATCTCTGCGACCTCTTCAGGACTAAACTGGTCGAGGTTGTCCAGCATAGTCTGTATATCTTCTGGGGAGAAGTCTAAGTTTTTTGCAACAGTGGTAAGATCTTTAGGCATCGGGAGGCCCCAGTGTATCATCCAACGATATGACCGGGGCCTCCACGACTACTGCGTCCTCTACATCAGAATCGGCTGGGTCTATAAGTTTAGCCAGTTTCCCACGTAGTTTCTCTTTGATGTCGTCTGTAGTCTGGTGCGTTATTGTAACTTCAGACTTCTCTGCAAACAACCCCACATCGCTGATCTTACCAAGCAGCTCCAAAGCACGTATACGCACCCGTGGGTCGGGGTTCTCTGTCTCCTCAATCAGTTTGTTCGTGACGAGGTGCCTCACCTGCGTAGCACTCTGCACAACAGAATGCCCAAAATCTCTTAGGATCTTGTCTGTCAGTAGGAGGGTAGCGGGTGGGGTACGTGATATATTCCTAAGCGTAGCCTTCTTTGAAGTACGCACAGGATCGGCAGCATATGCCATACTGATCTCCGAAGCGTTATCCCTGTCCTCTGCGGTTATGCCTATTTCTAACCCGTGGGCATGTAGATGTTTAGCGGTCTCGGCAGCAGCTTCAGCTTTGCCGGTAAGGTCTTTGGGTGGGGGCACGTCTTTGATTGGCACCCCCCGCTCTGGTGTTATTTGTAATGCCATATGTAGTATTTAGACGAATATTATAATTATTTCAATCTCCTCACGTTTGAGGTGTGGTTACTGGGTATAACGGCAGGGTGGGGGTGGGGTTTAGCCGACACAGGTAAATAACGCCGAAACCGCTTAACCTGTACTCTTCTTCAAAGGCCGATTTCGTTGAAACTCAAAATATTTGTGCAGATTAGTATGTATAAGTAGATATGTGTGACGCGCTGTAGAGGGGGGTCGGGGGTAGGTGGGGGTTAGCTAGTCAGCTAATTGCTGATATTTACTGCCATTTGCTGCCATTTACTTGCGTTTGCCGGTGTTTTCCGTATACTGGTTGGCAGAGAAAGGGATTGGCCCTATCTCGCAAAGTTAGCCAAGCGGCTAACACATTCCTTGAAGGGGAAATACTATGACTGAACTATCTGTAAACAAAAAAGCAATCAACGCGGCTGCTGCGGTTGATACTGCAAACACTAACACGATCGCGGCGCAAGCCTCGCGGGCTGAAGCCTCGGCGCTGTTCTTTGTGCCTGCCGCTAATCTCGGCGCAGACTATACAATGCTCGCCAAGCCTACGGGCGACGACGCAAAGAATAATCTCTGGGTTGCCACGCGGCAATGGGCTTACGATGTATGCGCAACAGTGTTGGCCGGTGAAGCCGGTCTAGCGTTCTTGAATGATGCTACCACGACCGGCAAAGCTGAGATGGCTATCACGCAGGGGCGGATGAAAGGCCAGACGCGGGATAAAAAGTATATCCAGCAACAAGTCGGCAAGCTTATCGGTCTTATCAAGGCGGATCTTAAAAAGGCTGCTGACAAGCCAAGCGATGGCGCTAGCGATGCTGTCGAGCGTACTGACTGCGACAGGTTCCTTGATGCCATTGCCAAAGCTGCAAAGCAATGCAGCAAGGCAAAGCCTGATAATTCGATCCCGACAGAATATGTCGAGGCGTTCAATGAAATGATGGCGAAACTCAAGTAACCATCAACGGTGCCAGCCAATGGCTGGCACCACTAACACTCACATGAAAGATAATGATATGAAAATCCCTTATTATAAAAATGAAACATTGGCCGATATGTTGTTAGACGTTGAAGCCGCTAAATCAACAATACACGGCCAGATGAAAAACTTATATGCCGCAAAGCACGATTTACAGCTCGCTCTTGCACAAGTAGAAAACGCAATGCGTATAGATCATGAAAGCATACGCCTTGAAATACATGGGTGTGATGATGATCCAACCGATGTTGTAGATGCGCTTGATATGTAATCCCACGCCTCGACCGGAAACGGTCGGGGCTTTTTTGTGCCCCGCGACACC